CAACTGTAGGGGCGGGTCTCCTACTATTCCTTACGGAATACCTCCGCTTCTCTTAATGCTATAATGGTATTAGAGAAAACCTTATCAGTTGTGGTTGGTCGATATTTCGACTTAAACCACTCAGGTAAGGAGGTTTGGAGATATCTTCGGAACAGTCGTCCATGGATAGGACGCAAGTCATCAGAAACAACAATGACTCTGTTCAAGAACTGAACAATTCCCGTTGATATATTTACAATGTTTTCCTCCTCTTTCGAGGGTTGAGCAAAGTAATTCTCCAATATGTTCTCACTAGTTTTAACACTAGTGTAAGACGTACCTCTATCGTATACACAACAAAGTTGTGCGTACTGGTAGAGGCTTTGTCCTGACATATTTAAACCTTTTGATAGACGAGTAACACGATTACGAATATTCTTGGGTAAAAGGTTCCAAGGAACCCTTATACCTGTAGAATACTGCCAGTCAAATAATGACTGCCAAGTAATTATGTTGTGGTCAGGCGTCAGGAAGGGAATATTCTTCTTGATGTAGGTCTTACCAGCAAACTCTGTGAGTTTACCTGAGTAAGACTTTGAGTGGGAAAGCGGTATTCCACGCTTCTCCATCTCCCTGATGTAGGAACCATAAAGTTTCTTAGATGATAACACAATGTCATCGCCAAGAATACGATATGGGGAATGACCATAGCCATTCATGAGAGATAAACTCTCACAGAATATGTTATGTGTCAAACTTAAAACCATAAAGGAAGGTAAACTTCCTAGTGGTTGACCTACTTTCCACCTACTCATATTAGATGTACCGTTTCTCCAACTAGCTCTAGACATCTCATTGAAGAGACGCCAAGAGTAATCGCACTCCGAAGGACTAGTCCAAAGGAGTAAGTCTACGATTGGTTGACTCCAATCTAGAGGGAGATATTCAGTAGCCGATGACAAATCGACTGAACCGATGAACCTAGAGTCAGTTGTGACACGAGATTGAATCCACGTGTCAAACTTATCTTGGTCAAAGGTCGCATCCGAACGGATTCGTTGCACTGAAGACTTTAGACGATTGTATATAGGGACTAATCCCGATTGCAAAAGTCTATTAGGTACTGCGATAGGACGGAAGTCTGTCCCAGACTTAGGTATATAGTGGATATCGCCGACCGAGAAACCAGACCACTTAGCCTGGTATTCGGTTGATTCAGCGAGTTCCGCTTCTAAGTCAAAGTCAAAGAATAGATCCTTAACGTCTTGCGACACAAAGGACATTAGATATTCTCGACTATTCGCACTAATATCTGGATTCCTAAAGAGTATTAGTAAGAAATCTACTATATCTCTTTCATGACTCTGAGAAGAGCCATCCGAAAAGTCTTTGTACACTTCGGGGAATACAGGTCTGTCTCTATTTTGTGGTTGTGTGGAAGGTGTTCTGAATACCTTCTTCCAGTAAGACCAATATGACATCCACTCTTTTAGAGAGTGGTGTCGGACATAAGAATGAAACAAGTTCGTTCTTTGTTTCCGAATGTCAGAGTAGGTCT